GGCTGCGTTGAGGCAAAGCCCGTGCGCTGCATGTTCCCCCACGCCGAAGGCGGAGCGAAGATCATGCGGAAGATCGGCTATCCGTATCCGGTCGAGGTCTCCGGATGGGCCTACAGCGATGTTCGCCCCTTCCGGGCTGCGGAAAAGGTGGAGCGCATCCTGTTTGCTCCGATCCATCCCAACAGCAACGGATACCTCAGCAATGTGGACCGGGAGCTGAACCTCAGGACCTTTCAGGTGCTGGAAGACTACTGCCGGGGAACCGGTGCGAGCCTCTCGATACGTCTGATCGGACAGCCCGGACAGTGCGGTCTGGATATTCTGAACGAACCGGCTGCCATCCCGTTTTACTGCGAATGGCATCTCGGCAAAAAGAACAACAGCACGATGGACATGGAAGGCGCGGATCTCGTTGTCAGCCACCAGACCTTTGCGTACATCGCGGTGGCGCTCGGGATCCCGACCGTCATGATGGGCGAGGACGTCCCGCCGCGGTCGGGCAACAGCGAAGCGGGCTTCCGCTATGTTGCTCACTGGGATGACTATAAAGAGGACCTGATGTACCCTCTGGATATCCTCAGCGGGCGTCCGGCCGATGTCATCGAAAAGGCTCTGGCAGGAAGCGCGGAGGTCGAGGACTGGAAGTCCCGTCTGATCGGGGGTCCCTTTGACGGCCCCGCTTTCGTAAGGAAACTGGAGAGCTATCTATGACCTATACTCCGAGTGAAGCCGAAGTAACACAGCTGAGACGTATGACAGGGGAATACCCGGCAGAGACATCCACTTACACGGATCTGGAGCTTTCCGCGATCATCGAGACGCGGGAAGGCGATCTGCACGCCGCCGCCTATGACGTCTGGAATTACAAGGCTGCCGCGGCCGCTGCACTCATCGACTGGTCGGCAGACGGCGGCGACTATAAGCAGGCCGCGCTGTACGATCGGTACAAGGCACAGGCCCTTGAAGAGTGGCGGCAGAGCAAACTCTGCGGCATGATCGTGGATCCGGAACTGCAGGGGGCAGGATGATCTTCGACGCTGCGACACTCGCGCAATTCCGCAGGACCCAGGAAGCCTCCATGATGCACGAATGCACCATTGAAGCCTACACCGTCGGGGAAGACGGCACGATCAGCTACGCCGCTCCGGTAACGACCGTCTGCGGATTTGACGCCCATTCCGGAGAATTATCCGGACATGAGGTTTACGAGAGCATCACCGCCGGAGCGTCGATCCGCCTGCCCTACGGCACGGCGGTCGGCATGAAGGACCGGATCACGCTGACGAAGTCTTTTGGCGCAGTCCTGGCCGTACCGCGGGTGTTTGAAGTCGTTGACTTTCCGGATACCTTCGGGCCGTCCGGGATCCAGGTGGAAGTGCGGGAGATCTACAGCTGATGGCGGAGATCGTAATCGAGGGAAGCGAAGAGTTCCGGGAGAAACTCCGGAACCTGAGCGCCGCGGCGCGCGGGCAGATCGCGGAAGACGCGGTCACCGAAGGCGCGGCAGTGATCCAGTCCTATGCCCAGCTGAACGCCCTGCACGGGTTCAGCCGGAACCAGCGCGGGACGCTGCGGAACTCGATCTACCCGGAAGTCCATCGAACGGCCACCGGCGCGGAAGCGGAGATCGGTCCCAAAGTCATTTATGGACGCATTCAGGAACTGGGCGGCACGATCCGCCCGGTGAAAGCGAAAGTGCTGCACTTCCGGATCGACGACCGCGACATTTACGCCAAACAGGTCACCCTGCCGCCCCGCCCGTATCTCGCCCCGGCAGTCAATGACCATATCGACGAGATCCGGGACGTGATGGCGGAAGCCATCGCCGACGGGCTTTCGGAAGTGTGAAGTGTGAAGAGCGAAGTGTGAAGTGGAATATAGGAAGGCGGCTTCGCCTCCATCAGATTTTACTGAATCCTGAATCCTGCTTCCTGCTTCCTAAAAAGGAGCGAGCGAACCAATGACCATCCATGACCGGCTGAAAGCCATTTTGAAAAGCAGCTGCAAGGAAGCGACCGGCGGCGTGTTTGAGGTCTTCATGCCGTTTGACGGCAAGAGCTCCTCTTACCGGGCGGCCACGCCCTGCGTGATCTTCCGCATCGAAGAATGTACGGACAAAGGTTTCGGCCTGTATGGCCTGACCGTCCGCATTGATTTACTGGGAAAGGCAGCCGAAGTCGAAAATCTCTGCCGGACGATCGCCGCCGCCTTTTCCGCACAGCAGAACAGTAAGACCTGGTCGATCTCGCTGGCCTCCGGAACACTGAAGGAGACCTGGGACACCGACCTGAATGTAGATTGGGGAACGATGACGCTGAAGGGCGTCGCGATCGAGCAGTAAAGGAGAGAACATGAGCATCACAGCAAAATCCAACTATGGCACCAGAATCAGCCTGAAAGTGAACGCCGCTTTCAGCCAGATCGAAGGCGCGTACAACATTCCGGACATTGAAGACACCGAGGAACAGATCGATGTCACGCATCACGGCTCCGGCCCGTACCGGGAAAAGATCCCGAGCGGACTGAGCGATCCGGGTGAATACACCTTCAGCATGCGGGTCGATACGACCAACGAGGTGCAGCAGCAGCTGCGGACCATGAAGGCTGCGGCGACTAAAGGCACATTCAAGATCGAATGGCCGGACGGCGCGTCCAAGACCTTTGACGCCTATGTCACCGGCATCAAGCGGAATGATGCCGATGCGACCGGCCCGGACGGCATCAACGCGGATGTCACGCTGGCGATCTCCGGCAATGTCACCTATGACGACGGAGAGTCCTTATGAGTAAGACCTATCTGGATGCCCGCTCTGTACTGAGCGCGGATGATTTTCAGTATGCGGATGTGGACTGCCCGGAATGGGGCGGTTCTGTCCGGGTCCGCGGGCTGACCGCGGGGGAACGTTCCAGCGTACAGCGGAAGATCAAGGCCAATGATCAGCAGGATCTGGAAGTCACGGTCGTGATCTTCGGGACGGTCGACCAGAACGGCGACCGGCTGTTCACCAAGAACGACCGGGACCAGCTGAAGCAGAAGTCCAACGCGGTGATCACCCGCATCGCCAAACGCATCCTGGAACTTTCTGGAGGCGATGACGAGAGCGTCTCGGAAACGCAAAAAAACTCCGATTAGACCACGAGCGGCGTTTTGTGCTGCGGCTCGCGGTCGAGCTCGGTTACGCCAATCCGGACGCCATGCTGCGGGAGATGACCGCCCGGCAGCTGGATGAATGGAAGGCATTTTACAGTCTGGAGCCCTGGGGAACCGGGGTTCTGGACAACCTCCTTGCCCACTTCAAAGCGCTGTATGCCAATGCACACGCGCGGCGGGGCAAGACTTACAAGACGGAGCAGTTCCGCCTCTTCGCCGATCAGCGGGAGGATCTGGACTATCTCTATGACGAAAAAGACGACTGACGGAGAGAGAGCATGGCAGGCAGCAGCGTAATCGCGAATCTGATAGCAAAGCTCGGGCTGGACACTTCCGGCTTTGAGGAAGGCTCCAACAGCACCAATGCTTTGATGCAGAAACTTGGGTCCGTGATCACGAAGTCGATGGTCAAAGCCCAAGTGGCTGTTAAAGCGCTCTCCGCCGGTTTGGATCTGGTCAAAAAAGGCGCTTCGGCAGCGATCGGAGTGTTCAATAATACGGTCAAATCTTCCAAAGCGGCATATGCCTCCTTTGAACAGTTATCGGACGGGGCCGAGCTGATGTTCGGTAAAGCCTTCGATACGGTTGCGAAAAATGCACAGGACGCATGGAAGACGGTTCAGCTGAGCCAGAACGAGTATCTGCAGCAGGCGAATGGCTTCGCCACCGGGTTAAAAACCTCTCTCGGCGGGGATGAACAGGCAGCTGCGGACCTTGCCCATAATATTATCAAAGCGGAAGCCGATGTGATTTCCGCGACCGGCAACAGCCGCGAAGCGGTGCAGAATGCCTTCAACGGCATCATGAAGTCCAATTACATGATGCTGGATAATCTCCAGCTCGGGATTAATCCGACAAAAGAAGGCTTTCAGGAGCTGATCGACCAGGTCAACGCCTATAATGCCACCCAGGGAAAAGCGACAAACTACCAGATCGATAATCTGGCGCAATCGCAGCAGGCGCTGGTTGATTACATTGAAATGCAGGGGCTGGCGGGATATGCCGCGAATGAAGCCGCCGGCACTATCGAGGGCGCGACAGCGTCCGTGAATGCCGCATGGCAGAACGTGACCGTTTCTCTAGCCGGGGGCGGTGCAGATATTGAGACTGCGTTTGAAAACCTCGGAACCGCGGCTCAATCCTGGCTGTTGAATGTCGTCCCGCGGATCGGGCATATCATGGGCGGGATCGGTGACGCTCTGGCAAAAACGATCCCATCAATTGGCGAAAAAATGACCGCGGTTATTCCAGGCATCGTACCGAAATTTGTTGCCGGCGGGCTGAAACTGGCGGTCGGTCTCGTCAAGGGGATTGGACAGGGCGTCAAGATTCTCTGGCAGCTGCTTGGTGAGATCTGGCAGCAGCTGGGTCAGACGCTGGAAGGGCTCGGGCTGAAAGATCTCGGCAAAAACATCATGGAATCCGTCCTGACGGGAATCAAGATCGGCTGGAACAACGTTCTCGCCTGGTTCTATGAGGCGCTCGGCAATCTGGTGACTTCACTGGAAGCCTGGCTGCAGGATAAGCTGGGAAAACTCGCCGATCTGCCGGTGATCCGCGACCTGTTCAAGGATCTGCGGAATGTGCAGGTCGACCTCGGCGGCGGGGATCTGCAGGGAAAAGCGGCGGACCGGAAGAGCCAGTCCCAGCAGCTGCAGAAAGAGCAGACAAAGCTGATCGGCGACATCAAGAACGGGATGCAGGACTTCGAAAGCGGCCTGATGGACCGCTGCTCCGAAATTCTGGATAAAGAAGACGGCATCGCGGGACAGGTCAGCCAGGCGGGCGATGATGTCGTCAAAGCTGTCAACGGCTCCGGAACCGAGGGAGATGGCGAGACCGCGATGGATGTCCTGAACGGCCTGCTGGATCAGTGGGACCCGGGCACCTACAACAAAGAGCTTGCAGAAAAGATCCAGAGCGTTTTAAATTTGATAACGCCGGACAACGACGGCATCCAAATCGGCAACTGGGAAGCCATCGACGACCGCGTGGCCTTCACAAAAAAATACGGCAGCTATCTCGATAAGCATTCCGCTGATGAGGTTTATAAGCAGTTCCAGTCTGACGGCATCGAAACCAAAATCCAACAGGTCGGGACTGATGTCCAGTCGGTGCAGACCGAGGTGGCGAACAAGGATCTCAGTGTCGAGAACGACATCAGCGTCGACGCGCCGGACATGACCGGCGTAGAGGCCGCTGTTACAAATGTCGGCACGAAGATCGAAGGGATGGAACTCTCCCCGACGATCAGCGTGGACGCCCCGGACATGAGCGGGGTGCAGGCCGGCATCGAGGGGATCGGCACAAAGATCGGCGAAATGGAACTCGACCCGACGATCAACGTGGCGGCGCCCACGATCCCGCCGATCAGCGTCCCGGAGGCGAACGTCACGGTGGCGACCGACACATCGATCCTTGACACCTCCGCGGCGAACCTCAACACGTCCGCGACCGGGCTCACCGGTTCCGCGGCGAACCTTGACACGTCCGCGACGAACCTCGACACGTCCGCGGCAAGTATCGCCGGACTGTCAACGCCGGATGAAGTCCGGCAGACCTTCCAGGGGCGGACCACGTCCCAGAATAAATGGAACACCTCCGGGATCAAAGGGCTGAATCTTCCGGAAGAGCAGTCGGTTCAGGAAACCACCGTGCAGCCCATGACTTTCCAGGCGATTCCAGATGAGGTCATCGAGAGCTACAACAACATGGCGACTGCGGTCAGCAACCTCAACCTCGCCTTGTCCGGAGGAATGGCCGGCGAAGAAGGCGGCGAGGGCATGATGGCCGAAGCGGGAGCCGAAGGCGAAGCCGTCCTCGGGATCCCGGAAAAATTCGACGCGATCGGCACCAGCGCGTCCAATACGCAGAGTTTGCTTTCCGCACTGTCCGACTATGTGACGGGAACCTTTATCGGCACTATTCAGATGCTATCGGATGCCCTGGCGGTCGTATCTATCGACGAAGAAGGAAACATGTCCGCGGGAGCGGGCAACACGCTCTACACGGCCATGGGTGTCATCTACGGCTTGCTGGGCGACATATACAACAAGACTACCGACATCGAAAACGAATGGAGCGGCGCATTCTTTGTCGCCGTCGGACAGCTGAAGCGGGCTTCCGGGGATGCGCAGAAAACGCTCGAACCGCTGGCGGCAGACACGAAATCCGTAGCGGATAATTTCGCCGGCTTGGCAAAAGCGATCCAGGATACTGCGGGAGCGCTCTCCGATCTCGCGGGCACACCGGGCGCCGGGGATACCGTTGAGGATGCGATCGAGGCGGCGAAGAATCTCGGCGCGAACTACAAAAAAGGCGGCGGGAAAGCCTCCGGCGGACCGGTCGCGGGCGGGACCACCTACCTCGTCGGCGAGGAAGGCCCGGAACTCTTCACCCCGCACCGCAGCGGCTACATCATCCCGAACGATGAGCTCACCGGCGGACGCGGCGACAGCCCGATCGTCGTCAACTTCAACGGCGACGTCATCGGCGATGAGAAAAACATCATGAGCCTGGTGCGGAAGGCCGTCAAACGCGGCATCCGCGAGGAGGTTTATGCGGCTTCCTGAGTATGACGGCGTCTATCCGGCGCTTTACTATGTGACTTCCGCAGGCGACGAGATCCCGATCTCCACGCCTGCGATCGACAAATACTGGGAACTCTACGGCCGGGAAGGCTTCAGCGCCCCGGAGATTCGGACGGAGCAGCGCCAATACGCGGACGGCTCCACCCGAACGCTTTCGGCACAGCTGGAGCCCCGCGACCTGTCCGTCAAAATGGTCCTCAATGGCAAGACCACCGTCGAGCGCGACCGCATCTATCGGGACATTGCCGCCCGGCTGATCCGGATCGGCTCCTTTGAGGATTGGGGCAGGCTCCGCGTCCGCCGCTCTGATGGGAAGTGGGTCGTGATCAACTGCCTCTATACCGGCGGAATGAACGTCAGCGACGACCTGCCGCGGATCCGGCAGTTCCAGTTGGACTTCCATGCGGACGACGCCTACTTTTACGATGAACAGGAGACCGTCCTGCGCTCCTCGACCCTGTCGCGGCTCATCTACCTCAACCGCGGCCTGTTCCTGGGCAACTGGACGCTCACCGGCGGCCTGACCAACCTGACCATTGACAATGACGGTGAGAAATGCTATCCGGTAATTGAAGTCGACGGACCGGCCTCCGTGATCCGTGTCCGGAACCGGACGACCGGCGAAACGCTGGCGCTGGATCCGTCCTTCAGCCTGCTGGCAGGGCAGACCCTGACCATCGACTGCCGCGAACACCGGCAGGCGATCACGCTGCACAGCGGGGACACCGAAAGCGACATGACCCACAAACTCGCCCTCGGCAGTTCCCTGGACTGGGCGCTGGCCAAAGGCACGAACGTCATCAGCCTCTACTACACCGACAGCGCGGATTCCTCCGCCTATCGCCTGCGTTACCAGCGGAGGTATTACAGTGCTTAGCGACTGAAGGGAGCGAACGATTGAAATACAACTTCTATCTAAAGACATCCGACGGGTTCCGCGGAGAAGTCATCCGGGACGTGACCAGCTTCGAGGTCACCTTCCGCATGAACGAGGTCTCCAAATGGACGATGTCCGGCGCGGGGCTGAAGCCCTGCCCGTTCTCCGAAGGCTCGGAGATCATCGTCTACCGCGGCAGCGAGCCCTTTTTCTCCGGCTTTGCCAATGAGATCAAGGACAGCTACGACACCGCGGCACGGATCTATGACTGGAGCGTCTCCGGAGAAGATGACTTCGGACGGCTCGCTCACCGCGTGATCTATCCGGACGCCTCCGCCGAAGAACCGGCGCCGGACGAGGAAGCGGATTACACCGGCTTCCTCTCGGACGTCCTGCTGACGATCGTCCGGGAAAATGCGGCGGCGGGCTACTGCCGGTCTGAGCGCATCATCCCCCGGCTGGACGTCTCCACGATCCCCGGGCTGGGTGAGGAACAGACGCTGACCGCCCACTTTGACACGCTGCTGCCTTTTGTGCTGGACAAGCTCAAGGACAAGGAACTGGGCATCCGCGGCGTCTGGAACGGGACGACCGGCCGCTGGGATCTGCAGATCTTCCAGCCGCGGGACGTTTCCGAAACGGTGATCTTTTCCGTTGAGGCTGGCAGCCTTGCCGGCTGGGAGCGGACGAAGAAAGCCCCGGCGGCGAACTGGATCTACTGCAAAGGCTGTGAAGTCTCCGACGACAGCGGCGAGCCTACCGGCGAGATCATGACGGTCATCGTCTCGGACACGGACAGTATCGCCACCTGGGGCCGGATCGAGAAGTACCTCGACCAGTCCAGCATCACGCAGATCATCGAAAAGGATGAGGAAGGCCGCGAGATCAGCCGGGAAAGCTGGGACAGCGTCCGGGAGCGGCTGCGTCAGGCGGCGCTGGATGCGCTGGTGGAAAACTCCGCTCAGAACGGCTACAAGCTGACGATCGCCGAGATCGACCGCATGGCCTATAAGACCCACTGGGACCTCGGGGACACCGTCGCGGTCCGCGTGGCCGACACCGAGTTCCGCGCGGCGATCGAAGAGATCAAAGTACAGATGGAGGATGGGGTCGAGACCGTCACGCCGTCCGTCGGCGAGATGCAGAAAGGCGAGCTCGAATCCGTCTTCACGGAGCTCGGCTCCCTGCGGAAACAGATCGAAGTACTGCAGAAGAAGTGATTAGGGGCAAGAGGCAAGAAAAATGAGGAATGAGGAATGAGAAATGAGAAATGTGGTAATAGGAAGGCAGCTTCGCTGCCATCAGATTATTTCTATTCCCTAACCCCTAGTCCCTAGTCCCTAAAGAGAGCGAAGCGACTGAAAGGAGCGAAGCGAGAAAATGCAACTATTTGACACATACGGCTTTCTGGACGATACCTGGCCGCTGATCCAGACGAACTGGGCGGCTTACTTTTCGCCGGTGATCCCGGACGGGGTGATCGCGGGCGCGGGGCGGGAACTGCTCGTGGCGGGAAACTCGACCGGGATGAACGTGACCATCCAGACGGGCGAATGCCGCGTCCGCAGCCACCGCGGGGAGATCAGCGAGATCAAAGCGCTGGAGATCCCAACGGCGGACGCCACCTACCCGCGCATTGACCTGATCGTTGCCCGGGTGGACTACAGCGCCCCGAACATGGTGCTCGCGGTGCGTCAGGGAACGCCCGCACAGGAGCCGGTGGCTCCGGAACCGGTTCAGAACGCCGGCGACGTCTGGGAAATTCCGCTGGCGGAAGTCACCGTCGCGGAAGGCGCGATCACCATCGACCCCGCAGACGTCAAAGACCGGCGCTATGTCTACCAGACCGGCGG